TACTTAAAGTACAAGATAACTAGCGATGATGTTGCTAGAGGTAGAGCACAAGGAACTGATGGTGTTGGTATTGTAACGACTACGGGAACTTCCACAGGAATTGCTGCTACTACATTCAATTTTTATGAAACTTCTAATTTTATACAAGTTCCAGATTCTGTAATAGGAATTGAAAGGATATTTAAATTTGATACCAGTTCAATTTCTGGTGGAATGTTCAGTATCAAGTATCAGTTATTCTTAAACGACTTATATTATTTTAATTCCGTAGAACTTCTCCAATATTCTATGGTCAAATCTTATTTGGAAGACATTGACTTTTTACTAACAACAGATAAACAAGTTAGATTCAATAAAAGACAAGACAGATTATATTTGGATATTGATTGGGGTTCTCAGGTAGCAAACGAATTTATAGTCATTGAATGTTATAGAGCACTTGATCCAGCATCATTTACTCAAATATATAATGATAGTTTCTTGAAAAAATATTTAACTTCTCTTATTAAAAGACAGTGGGGTCAAAACCTCATCAAATTTAATGGAGTTAAGTTGCCTGGAGGAATTGAATTGAATGGAAGGCAACTTTACGAAGATGCGGAAAGAGAACTTGAAGATATTAAACAAAGAATGACGATGGAATATGAACTTCCACCACTAGACTTTATTGGATAATTATGACACTCAATCCATTTTTCTTACAAGGATCTCCTAGAGAGCAATTCCTAATACAAGATTTGATAAATGAACAACTGAAAATTTATGGGATTGATGTTTATTATCTTCCCAGAAAATTTTTAAAGACTGATGATATTTTGGGAGAAGTTCAATCTTCTAGATTTGATGATAATTTTGTCATTGAGGCATATCTGGACAATTATGAGGGATATGCTCCTGGATCTGATATAATGACCAAATTTGGAATAAGATTGAAAAATGAAATAAATCTGATAATTTCTCAAGAAAGGTTTGAAGAATTTATAACGCCATATTTGGAAGGAATAAAACTTGGAATTGAAGATGGCAATATTACCGATCAAACAATGACACTCACCTCCAGACCAAGAGAGGGTGATTTAATATATTTTCCTTTAGGAGAAAGACTATTTGAAATTAAAAGAGTTGAAGCAGAAAAACCTTTTTATCAATTAGGAAAAACATATGTATATGAACTGCAGTGCGAACTTTATGAATATGAAAACGAAGATATTGATGTATCTGTAGAAGAAATCGATAACACAGTTCAAGACGAAGGTTATATTACAACTTTAACATTGGAACCTGTTGGTGCTGACGCAAGTGCAACGGCAACTATTGGTGGTGCTGGAATGGTTGGAAGAATTAGTCTGACTAATGATGGATATAACTATTCCTCAACTCCCAATGTTACCATTTCTGCTCCAACCAGTGGAACTAGAGCAACAGCAGTTGCTATAACAACATCCATTGGCAGTATTAAATCTGTAAAAGAAATTAGAATAACAAATGCTGGATCTGGATATACCTCATCAGATCCTCCGACAGTTACTATAACTGGAGGAAGTGGGACAGGAGCAGCTGCTACAGCAATAATTGTTGATAATGGAGTACAAACACTTTCAATTTCTACTGCTGGTACTGGATATTTCTATGCTCCTATCGTTACCATTTCTGCTCCTGCAGTAGGAACAACAGCAACGGCAGAGGCAATTGTAAATTCTTCAACTGGGGTTGTTTCTCAACTTCAAATAACAAATGCTGGAACAGGATACACATCCGCACCAACAGTATCAATAGCAGGAGTATCAACTACAGGAATAGGAACATATCAACTCAGAGAAACTATAACGGGTTCACTTTCTGGAACAACAGCAGAAATTAGAAATATAGTATTCAGAACAGATATTGATTTGAATGATCCACCGATAGAATTGTATGTTGCTGTAAATGATGGACAGTTCTCTGCTGGAGAAGTAATAACTGGTTCAGATTCTTCTGCTTCCTATATACTTAAATCATATGATAATGATAGTTATGAAGAATCTTTTGATAATAATGAAGAGATTGAAACAGAGGCAGACGGAATTTTAGATTTTACCGAAACTAATCCATTTGGAGAATATTAATGTTAGGAACTTATTTTTATCACGAAATTATAAGAAAAACGATTGTTAGTTTCGGAACTCTTTTTAACAACATTTACATTAAACATGAGGATAAAAACAATAACGTAGTAGATGAAACAAAAGTTGGACTTTCATATGGTCCAATGCAGAAGTTTTTGGCAAAGTTGGAGCAACAGGCAGATTTAAAAAAACCCATTGCGATTACTTTACCAAGAATGTCTTTTGAAATGGTTTCTTTACAGTATGATCCAACAAGAAAAACTAGCGTAACCCAAACCTTTAGAGCATCGGATGGTGCTGGCAATATAAAAAAAGTTTATATGCCAGTTCCTTATAATATTGGATTTGAGTTAAGCATTTATTCAAAACTTAGTGATGATGCTTTACAAATTATCGAGCAAATACTTCCTTTTTTCCAACCATCATTTAATTTAACTTTAGATTTAATTGACTCTATTGGAGAGAAGAAAGATATCCCAATTGTTCTTGACAGTATTGATATGCAGGATGATTATGAGGGGGACTTCACTGTAAGAAGAGCACTGATTTATACTTTAAGATTCACGGCAAAGTCATACATGTATGGTCCTATTGCAGATTCTACAGAAGGTCTTATTCGTAAGGTTCAGGTTGATATGTATGCGGATACCAATACTCAGACTGCTAAGAGAGAGGTCAGATATACAGTAACACCAGATCCTATTAATGCTGAACCTGATGATGACTTTGGGTTTAGTGAAGTTTGGGAAGATTTTACAGATTCTAAGACTTATAGTCCAACTCAACAAACTGATATTTAATAGTTATGTCTGATAATTATGATTCTATAGACAATGCTCTCAATGTTGAGAGTAGTATTGTGAAACCAGAAAAAGTTTCATCAGAAATTCAAAATGTAAAACCAAAAGGTCCTGATATTGAAAAGGACTATGAGTATACTCGTGCCAATTTGTATTCCTTGATTGAAAAAGGACAAGAAGCAATCAACGGAATTATGGAACTTGCTGGTGAGGGTGGAAGTCCAAGAGCGTATGAAGTTGCTGGTCAGTTGATTAAAAGTGTTGCCGATACTACAGACAAACTTATTGACCTACAGAAAAAACTCAAAGATGTTGAGGATGAATCTGTAAAAACTACCAATAACAATGTTACTAATAATGCAGTGTTTGTTGGTTCAACTACCGAACTACAAAAACTACTCAAACAAGGTTTTCTAAATAATAAAGAGTAAACTTGTTTTCCCCAATGGGTTGGTCAGAAAAATATAAAAAATCAATTGATTGTGACAACCCAAAAGGTTTTAGTCAACGTGCCCATTGTCAGGGTAAGAAGAAAAAAATGTCAGAAGAAAAGAAAGATCACGAATACTCAATGGCACGGTCTGAGTTGAAAACTGTGACTAATGCTGCAAAGCGTCTTCAAAAGAAGATGGGTAAAAAAGGTGAGGGCAATCTGCAAGCTTGGGTGCAATCCAAAATCACAAAAGCAGCAGATTATATTGATACTGCCGCAGATTATGTGACCAATGAAGAAACCGTAAGTGAAGAAGGACTCCGCGATTGGTTCGGAAAGTCCAAATCAAAAGATGGCAAATCCGGTTGGGTTAATGTTGTAACAGGTGGAACTTGTGCGAGTGATGAACCCGGTGAAGGAACTCCCAAGTGCGTCTCTTCTGCAAAAAGAGCAAGTATGACTAAGGCAGAAAGACTTTCTGCTCAAAGAAGAAAGAAGAAAGCAGATCCTGGTCAACAACAAAAGTCTGGTGCCGCAAAACCAACATATGTCTCTACAGACCCTAAGAAAAAAATGAAAAAAGAAGAAGTAGAAGTAACAGAAGCAAAAGATAAACCAGGTAAGGGTAGTGGCAAGAAGGACGCTTGCTATAATAAGGTCAAGTCTCGTTATTCTGTTTGGCCAAGTGCATATGCCTCAGGAGCACTTGTAAAGTGTCGTAAAGTCGGTGCTGCCAATTGGGGAAATAAGTCAGAGTCTTATGATTTTTCAAATTGGAGAGATGACTTCAAGGCACTTGAAATTGAAACGGTAAATCTCATTGAACCAGAACCAATTCAAGGTGGTCAACCCATTGATGAGAAGTGTTGGGTTGGATATAAGCAGGTTGGAATGAAGAAAAAAGGAGACAAAGTAGTTCCCAACTGCGTCAAAGAAGAAGAACTGAATGAGATTCATAAACAAGCACACACTCCACATGAAGTTCCATCAACAAACCTAAAAAAACTTGTTAAAAAGGCGGTTACCAGAATTGATACTGATGCAGATGGTGATGTTGATCATAATGATAAAGCAAAAGGTGAACTTGGTGAATTCGTTCCAGGTGTAGGAAATAAAAGACTTTATAGTACAACAAGACCAAAGACTGCTAAGGAAAGTTTTTCTAATTGGAGAGAAGAACTTGGAGAGGATTGGCAGAAGGTCAACAAGGGTGATAAAACTGATGGTATGAGTCAGAAAGCAGTTAATGCTTATCGCCGTGAGAACCCAGGTTCCAAACTTAAAACTGCTGTAACTGGTGATCCAAAACCAGGTAGTAAGGATGCTAAACGCAGAAAGTCCTTCTGCTCACGCTCTAAGGGGCAGCAAGACATGCATAACATCGATTGCTCAAAAGACCCCGATAAAGCAATTTGCAAAGCCCGTCGTCGCTGGAAGTGCTGATCAATGAAAAGTTTTCAAGAATTTTTAACAGAAAGTATCACCATCAATGGTGATTTCAACGGAACCCTAAATGTTGGGGGTTCTCAACCAGAACAGGCACAAGAGTCTTTCTTTGCCGATGTTATGTGGGAAGGTAAACTATATCGTTTAGAAGTAGAAGGAAAGATTCTTTCTAAGAATGAACTGGCAGAACAAATTCAGGGAGAGTATCCTGGAGCAATTGTTCATAACATTTATCCTGGTCAGGTAAATACTTCGAGAATCAAAAACGCACAGAGATATCAACCAGAAAGATTATCGTGGAGTGACTAATGGCTCAGTGGAATAAAAATATACAAGATTATCTCAATCAAGAGAGAAGTCTATTTGAAGTCTATATGTGTGCCGACAAGTATGGCAACATTGGTGCTTGTGGTGGTGATACCCAGTTTGACTTGAATATTGCTGCAGGTATTACCACCCAGATTGCAAACGTTCATAAGTTTGGTGCAGTAGTAACTACATCAGCAACTTATGATACCGTTTGGTCTTATGGTGGTGCTTACACATTTCCATCCTCTGCAGGAATTATTACTGTAACTTCCAGTTCTGCTCAGGATGATTCTGGCGGAACGGGAGCACTTACAGTTAGACTTCAAGGTCTAGACGCAAACTACAATGAAGTAGAAGAAGATTTTACTCTTAATGGAACTGTCGGTGTTGCTGGAACGGTAGAATTTTTAAGAACTCATAGAGCATTTGTTCTTACTGGTAACAATGACAATAATAACGTAGGTGCTATTAACTTCACTCATAGTGTTGGAGTTACTTGTCAGATTGCAGCGGGAATGGGTCAATCTCAAGTTACTTTCTATACCATTCCAGCAGGTAAGAGTGGATACTTAAGGGCATTTG